CGGGTTTTTGGCGGCGCCGTGGACCGGGTAGGCAGTTCGATGGGGGTGGCTGAGGTTGTCATGGTTGTTTCTCCTGTGGTGGTTGAGGAGAAATGTACCGGGCAGTCTGCTGGTGGGGAATAACGCCTCAAAATGACCGCTTACCATGTTATTATCAATGAAAAATGGCTTCGAATTGATGCAAAAGGGTTTGTTCGTCTTCAAAACGTATCCGCTACGATCTTCCGATGTTTTTGTTCTGAGATCGTTTTGTTTTAGTGAATTGACGATGTGATCGTTTAAAATTTGAGCCATCAGTTTTCCTCTAGCTGAACGATGATATAAGAGTGCTTCACTTCCTGTGGCGTTTTCGCCAAATGCGTTGCAATGGAGGCTGATAATAGAGTCTGGTTTAATTTATTGAGATCGCTGGGAAGTGAATTATAGGTTCTCCAGTATACTTCTTGTATATCTACGCCTCTTACCTCCCTCTCAATATCAATCGCTAGGTTATCATTAAACGAAAATTTGGTTAATCCTGACGCGTTATTTTTCGGTTTGTGAGCTGCTTCCTTGAGTGTCTTGGAGTATTTGTCTGATTTAATTTACTAAGATCCTCGTTCATAAAACGCAGATGTTTACGCCTTTTTTGTTGTTTTAATGCCTGTTTATGGAAAACGTTCCTCCGCACTGACAACCTCCGTCATGTCGAACCGATGCCGGTGTCAGTTCAATAAGCCTGCTTTTCCACGGGCATCCTGAAAAAACTGACTTGGTGATTCCTAACCAGATTCCTAACCTCCCCCTAACCGGCTCCTAACTGCCTCAACTGCATCCTTTCTCCTGCATTTCGCAACTACCCGCAGGAGAAAGCGATGACTGTAAAACATCTCAATCAGGCCGAACTGGCCGACCGCTGGGACCTCTCCCAGCGGACCCTGGAGCGCTGGCGCGTGATCGGCTGGGGGCCCTGTTTCCTCAAGATCGGTGGCCGCGTGGTCTACCGGCTCGGCGACATCGAGGCCTACGAGCTCCAGCACATGCGTGCTTCCACTTCCGAACCTGCCGATCAAGGGCAGGCGGGAGCGGTGGCATGAGGATCACACTGGAAAAGGCCCGAAGCCTGAGTATCGGTGAGATAAGCGGCCTCACCGCCAAGGAGCTGATGCAGCTGCAGTCCACTGTCGCCGAGTCTTTGCGTCAAGCCAAAGACCTAAGTGATTGGATAAACGTGGCTATCGCCCTGAAGTACGAAGCCCAGACCAAGGCACTGCGCACCCGACTCGGTAAAGAGACCGGGATCGTCCACTTCGATGACGACGGTGTCCTTGTAACGGCCGAGCTTTCTAAAAAGCCGGTGTGGGATCAGAAGAAGCTGTCCGAGATCGCCGGCCGAATCGCTGCCGCCGGCGATGATCCCGCCGAGTTCCTGGAGATCACCTACAAAGTCGCCGAGCGTAAATACACCGCCTGGCCGGAGAGTCTGCGCGAGGTATTCGCACCCGCCCGTACCCTCAGGACCGGCAAGCCTGGTTTCAGGTTGATCCAGGTCGAGGGAGGTGCGGCATGAGCGGCGGCTTGCCCATTATCGGCGCCGATCAACGGTTGGCCGAGAAGCGCGGCATCAAGGGCTGCATCTTCGGCAAGTCAGGCATCGGTAAGACCAGCTTGCTGTGGACCCTGGAGTCGGAGAGCACCCTCTTCTTCGATCTGGAGGCGGGAGATCTGGCCATCGAAGGTTGGACCGGCGACAGCATCCGGCCCAAGACCTGGCAGGAGTGTCGCGACTTCGCGGTCTTCATCGGCGGTCCCAACCCGGCACTGCGCGAGGACCAGCCCTACAGCCAGGCCCACTTCGATGCCGTATGCGAGCGCTTCGGCGATCCCGCGGTGCTGGCGAAGTACGAGACGGTGTTCATCGATTCGATCACGGTGGCGGGCCGGCTCTGCTTTCAGTGGTGCAAGGGCCAGCCCCAGGCGTTCAGCGAGCGCAGCGGCAAGCCGGACATGCGTGGGGCCTACGGTCTGCACGGCCAGGAGATGATCGCCTGGCTCACCCATCTGCAGCACACCCGCAACAAGAACATCTGGTTCGTCGGCATCCTCGATGAGCGGATCGACGACTTCAACCGCAAGGTGTTCACAGCGCAGATCGAGGGTTCCAAGACCGGCCTGGAGCTGCCCGGCATCGTCGATCAGGTGATCGCCATGGCGGAGCTTGCCGACGATGAAGGCAACGGTTACCGAGCATTCATCAACCACACCCTCAACCCCTGGGGCTATCCGGCCAAAGATCGCAGCGGCCGCTTGGAGATGATCGAGGAACCCCACCTCGGCCGCCTCATGGCGAAGATCCGCAACCCCGTTCTGCCAGCCGGAGAGCGGCTCGCCCACGCCATTCCGGCTGCCACCCCCGATACCCAACCCATTATCGAACACGAAGGAGTTTGACCATGACATCCGCCTGGAACGATTTCAACTCGGCCGACGACCAATACGGCTTCGACACCATTCCCAAGGGCACCCTGGTAAAGGTGCGCATGACCCTTAAACCGGGTGGCTACGACGATCACTCGCAAGGCTGGACCGGCGGCTATGCCACCCAGAGTGAGACTACCGGTTCGATCTATCTCAACGGCGAGTTCGTGGTGCTGGAGGGCCCTTACGCAAGACGCAAGATCTGGAGCCTGATCGGCCTGCACAGCAACAAGGGGCCCGAGTGGGCCAACATGGGCCGCGCCTTCATCAAGGGCATCCTCAACTCCGCCAGGGGCCTGCACCCCCAGGATAACTCGCCCCAGGCCCAGCAGGCCCGGCGCATCAATGGCTTTGCTGATCTCGACGGCATCGAATTCGTCGGCAAGGTGGAGATGGAGAAGGACCAATACGGCGAGGACAAGAACGTCATCAAGATGGCGATCACGCCGGATCGTAAGGAGTACGCCGCAGTGATGGGCAGCGCCACCCCGCAACCGGCGCAGCAGGCTCTGGCTTCTCAGCAGCAGCCTGCTACGGCACCCACCAGCCGTCCCAGTTGGGCGCAGTAAGGCGGGGGCGACGATGATACTGAGACCCCGCCAGAAGGTGTTCGTCGAGCGCGCTGTCCGTGCGCTCGACGAGCACGGCAACACCCTCGGCGTCGCCCCAACCGGGGCGGGCAAGACCATCATGCTCTCCGGTGTCGCCGGGGAGTGGCTGGGCGACAACGACGCCAAGGCCTGTGTGCTGGCTCACCGGGACGAGCTGACGAGCCAGAACGAGGCCAAGTTCCGCAAGGTGAATCCCGGTATCGATACCTCCGTGTTCGATTCCCGTGAGAAGTCCTGGTCCGGTCAGGCCACCTTCGCCATGGTCCAGACTCTCTCGCGCGAGGCCAATCTCAAGCGCATGCCGAAACTGGACCTACTGGTGATCGACGAAGCACATCACGTCGCTGCGCCCAGTTACCGGCGAGTCATCGACCATGCCCGGGAGCGCAATCCGGAGCTGGTCCTGTTCGGCGTGACCGCCACGCCCAACCGCGGTGACCGAAAGGGGCTGCGACCGGTGTTCAGTAACGTGGCCGACCAGATCACTCTGGGCGAGTTGATCCAGTCCGGCCACCTGGTGCCGCCGCGCACCTTTGTCGTCGATGTCGGTACTCAAGGTGCGCTCTCCGGCATCAGGCGCAGTGCTGAGGATTTCGACATGGCCGAAGTGGACGCCATCATGAACAAGGCGCCCATCACCGAGTCGGTCATTCTCCACTGGAAGGGGCGGGCAGGGGACCGCAAGACGGTGGTCTTCTGCTCCACCGTCAATCACGCCCGCAATGTCACGGCGGCCTTCAGGGCCGCCTGTGTCGATGCCGTGCTGGTTTATGGCGAGTTGTCCAACAGAGAGCGCAAGGAGGCACTGGCCCGATTCGAGCGGGGTGAGGCGCAGGTGGTGGTCAATGTCGCAGTGCTCACCGAGGGTTGGGATCACCCTCCGACTGACTGCGTCGTCCTGCTGCGCCCCAGCTCCTTCAAGTCCACCCTGATCCAGATGGTCGGCCGTGGTCTGCGCACCGTCGATCCCAACGAGTATCCGGGCGTCACCAAGACCGATTGCATCGTCCTTGATTTCGGTACCAGCACCCTGTTGCACGGCTCGCTGGAGCAGGAGGTCGATCTGGACGGCCGGGACTTCACTGGGGAAGCGCCTCAGAAGGATTGTCCCGAATGTGGTGCACAGGTGCCCGCGGCATCGATGGAATGCCCGCTTTGCGGCTACCGTTGGGAACGCG